TTTTGCTGACATATGTTTTAAACTTGCAAAGTCCATATCTTTTGGAGATAGTCCCATTTCTTTCCAATCAAAATCTCCCTCTAATAACATTGGTTTACCTGCATTACCTGTACCTGAAAATCTTTGATTGATGTCATTTACTAATTGACTTCTTTGTACATCGCTTAATTGCACTTGTGCGCCTGTTTCGTCTTTAGGTTTAAATACAACTGCACCACTTGGTCTTGCACCATTCTGTAATAAATTTACATTATGTTTATTTGCAAGGTTATGTTGATCTATATCAATACTTGCAGATGTGATTGGTGACATTCCATAGAAATCATCTAATGGATTAAATAATTTTATATGTTTAACTTTTGAGTTACCTGTTGATTGATCTACCTGATAACTTTCTACAGTTTGACCACCTATTATATAATCATAAGCAGTAGGCATAGCTCTTGAACCTGCTTGTATTCTTATTCTATCTGGTCTTAAATTATATAATTCTGTAGGAGGTGTTCTATCACTACCAACTGCAAGAACATAACTGTTCCCTGAAATTTGTAAGTAAGCATATAGTGCCTGAAAAAATTCTACACTTGAACACATTGGACTTGGATTATAAAGTAAATCTAATAATGGGTGATTATCTAATTCTTGATCACCTCTAAATAAATTCATTTGTACTCTACTTGCACTATTTGCAATTTCATTAATACATCTATATACTATTGCGTTTTGTTGATAACCCTCTTCAGCTAATTGATCATATCTAGCTTTATAAGTTACATCTGTTCCTAAACTATTATAATAAACAACAGGAGCTTCTTTCTTTCCTGATTCTTTTTTTTCTGTTACGAAAATATTTTTTATATTATCTAATATTGTTGCCATCTATGATACTCTCCATAATGCTTTTTTTGTTGTTTGCAAGTTATCATACAATGTAGATAAAACATCAACTTGGTCATCGTGTACATCGCTTACTCCTGTAAAACTCATAATCTCCTGTAAGAACGCATTAGTAAAATTTTTATTCTTTGGAATAAGTATTCTACCATCATTCCAGGCAGATGCAACAGGTTGTGCTCTTACAAACTTATCATTTCTAGCAGGTCGTGCAATAATATTCAATTGATGTTCTTTAATCATAAAATCAACAACACCTTTTTCTGTACCTCCAATATAAGCATATATGGGTGATTCATAAGTTTCTTGATACTGTTTACATATACTAGCAAAGTGTGTGGCTTCTACCTGTCCTCTCCAAACATCTAATATATAAATTTTACCATCATAATATTTAGCAACACCAGCAACAGAAAAATCTGAATATGTTTTTGTAGAGTATGCAAAATCAACTGCAATAATTGTTTTACCTCCATCTGGTACTTTGTCATAGAATACTGGGTCTTTGAATACTTTACCCCCCTTTATAAAGGGTTTTTGCTGATACATAGCTGACCACCAAAATTCACCAACTGCTCTTTTTCTTTCTTCTAATATCTTTTTGGTATACCTGGACTCCCATAATGCTTCACCTATTTCTCTACCTAAAGGGTCCTGTGTTTCTGCTATAGCTGGAAGACTTACTACATCCCATTTATCACCATCTAATTCTGCTTGTTTTAATAACCTACCTGCTAAATCATCTACATGCCATCTAGTCATAATAATAATAATAGAAGATTCAGGAGCTAATCTAGTGGTTGCAACTGATTGAAACCAATCCAATGTTTTATCACGATATACTGTACTCATAGCTTGTTCGTTATTTTTAACAGGGTCATCAATAATAAAAATATTTGCACCTCTACCTGTAATACCACCACCTACACCAACACAATACATTCCACCACCTTGTTCTGTTTCCCAGTTACCTTGAACATTTATATCTTGATTTCTTTTGACCCCATACATTTTAGGCACATATTCATCAAATACTTCTTTTGCTTTCCTACCCCATGATGTAGCGAATGATGTTTCGTATGATGCTAATATCAATTTGTTTCTTGGATGTGTTGCTAAATACCAGGCAGGAAAATACTTTGATGTAAATTCTGACTTACCATGTTGTGGTGGCATGTTAATTAATAGTCTTTTAATTTTACCACTCGCAACCTGTAACAATTTTGTGTTTAAATACTGCAAATGCTTTGGAAACTGCCAAGTAAAATTACTTGTCATCATAGCAAAACCTCCAGGTTGACTAGTCGCTATCTTTAACTTTTGATAATAGTCTAGTTGCAAGGTCGGCTGATTCTTGGTCTTGTCCGATTCTTTTAATAAAGTCATCTTCTATATTTATTTGTTGATTTGTGTTGTCCCTTGTTATTCCTCCTTTAGCAACTCTTTCTACTTCTGTCAGCATTTTAAAAGGATGTGCTATCTTTGAAACTATAGCAACTAATTCTACATCTGATAAGTTTGCAAAGTCTAATTCTTTTTTTTCTTTTAATCTTTTTAATAATTCTTGTGCTGGAGTTATTAGAGAATATGTCATTTGTAAGGCATGGCTTCCTTGTCTTTTACCCATTTCCTCCATTTCAGTTTTCATAGAGTTATATCTTATCTGTGCTTGTTGTTGATCAAACTTGCTAACTCTTGATACCCAACCATATCTTGATGAAATCTTTTCTATTTCTCTAGTTGTTAATTGGACTTCTTCAGCTACTTTCTTTAATGTTCGTTTATATCCCATGTTTTGATACACGAGATAAAACTCATAGTGTTTATTGGATTCTTCTGTTTCTTTTTCTATCATAGAAGTTATTAAAAGCTATTAACCGAACTCTTACCGAACTTCTACATTATGATATAAAATAAATCAATTAATATGTAGGCAATCAATAGGTTGTGCTATTCAAATGTTTTATCTTCAGCTCTACTATGATCATCATCTTTCATACATTGATAATGTGCATAAACATGAGTGATAGGTTCTAATGTTTTTACTAGAGCAACAAATGAATGATCTGAATAAATTTCTTTTTGGCAATATATACACTTGGAAATATATCTACTTAAATCATTCTAATTTCGTTTTTTTTGCTCTACTTCTCATGTTTACCTTATGTTCCTCCTGGAACTACTGTCTTTCCTATCTTATTTATCTAATAATAATTAATAGAAACTATTGACAATTATTACCAATAATGATAAGATTAAGAATAACAAAAAGGAGATTAAATGACAATAATTATTTTACTAGCTTTAGCATTACCGACTTGGTTTATCATGTTGGGTCTAGCAGAATGTGATGTTTTAAGAAAAGGTAAACTGACTAAATATACAGGAATTAATTTAGTTAGAGGTGTTGAGGAATACAGAGTGGAGGACTACTATGGGTAAATTTAAAGTTAGAGTTTCTCTACCTAGAGGCGAATTTAATCAAGATAAGTGCAGTATCTTATTACATGCTACTCAATTTTATGCAAAAAAGATATTGGGTACTAGATTAGCAAATCTTATCAAAGTGAAAGTTGATGTTAGAAAAACTACTTTGGAACATAATACTCTTGGAGTTTGTCATATGAAAATTACAGGTTCTAAAAGACAAAGAGATTTTAGAATCGTTCTAAATAATAGAAAAGATATTCATTCACAATTAGAAACTCTAGCACATGAAATGATTCATGTTAGACAAAAAGCAAAAAACCAATTGCAATATAGATGGGATAGAACTGGATTGAACTTCAAAGTAAGATGGATGGATAATGCTCCAGTAAGACAAGAGGATATTCCATACATCAATAGACCTTGGGAAATTGAAGCAAGACGATTTCAAAGAAAATACTACAGGGACTATATTGATCATGTTTATCAAATCAAAAACAAAGGAGGAAAATAATGTGGACTAAATCTGAAACAATGCAATTCGTGATTGTAATTTTATTTTTAACATTAATCTTAAACAATGGAGGGATAATATAATGGCTACTGTAACTGGTATAAGAAAGGGATTGTCTGTTTACTATGTTGAGCATAATGAACTTCAATGGAAAATAGTTGAATTAGAAAATGGTGCATATGAAGTTTTTTTATATGTTGATGGTGATAAAGATTTTCTTGGAAGAAGTACATTTGGTCAATATAAATCTTATAAAATATCTGAAAGTATTGGTAAGGGTATTGAATATATTGAAGATCAAGACTTAAAATAGGTTTAAATCTCCCTAAAGAAATGATAGAGGTCTATATGGAAAATTATAGACCTTTGCCTGATTGTTTGACAATTAAATCTTCTAATATTGAGGGTTTAGGATTGTTTGCAACTGTTGATATTGAAATGAATACTGTTT